CCAAAATTAATAGCAAGACTTTCAAGACTCCCTAACATACCATCAATACTATTTTTAAGTGTACCTTTCATTACTTCAAATTGAGCCTGTGAAGAACCTGTAGCACTATCCATAGCATTTTGAAGTGCTTGATATTCTTCTGGGGCTGTTTTTACAAGTGCTAAAAGTCCACTGTATGCTTCTTCACCCGCTAGTGCTTTAGCATAAGCTACCTGTTCCGTATTAGAAAGGTTTAATATTTTACCTCGCAATTGTTCCACAATTGGTTGTAATCCAAGGAAATTACCCGATGCGTCCTTTACCTGTAGTCCAAGTGCTTCAATAGCTTCTGCTGCTGGTTTTGGTGGTTCTGAAAGTCTAGAAAATACCGAACGAAGTGAAGTACCGATTGTACTTGCTTCTATACCATTATTTTTCATTATTGCCATTGCAGTAGCTAATTGTTCTATACTTACATTTAAAGTTGCTGCTGGCGCTCCTGCATACTGCATAGCTAAACCAAAATCTGCCATTCCAAGACTGGATTTATTAGATGCCATTTGTACAACGTCTGCAACCCTCATGGCATTTTGTGCTATATCACCTTGTTTTAGATTCCAAATATTAAGGGCATTACTAACAACATCGGAGGTTGTGGCTAGGTCCTCTCCACTAGCTACTGCTGCTGTTATTACAGACGGCATAACACCAACAACCTGATTAGCATCATAGCCTGCCGCTGCTAATCTGTCCATACCTTCTGCTGCTTGCGTGGCACTTATTGGAAAATCTGCACCAAACTGACTTGCCTTTTGCCTCATCATTTCCATTTCTTCTGCTGTTGCTCCAGCTTTTGCCGCTGCTCCAGTTATAATGCTATCAAAATCAATAAATGCACGACCTCCTGCTGCACCAATTGCTGTAATTCCAGCTGCAATTGGTAACATACTTTCACCGACACTACTAAATCCATCACCAATACGTTGAATATCTCTACCCATACGCTGATGAGCACGTGCTGTACGTTCCATTTCATTTTGAACACGTACAAGAGGGGAGGTCATCATATCTATTAACCTTAAAGTTACATCAATTTGTGTTGCCATTTTATCCCCTCATTTTTTTTATTTCTTCTTTTATATCTTCTTGTTCTTGCCTTATAAAAGCTTCAATAATGGTTCTTTCACCATTGCCCATATTAAAAAAATCTAATGGCTTCCAATGATGTTTTCTATAAAGCCAATACATCATATTTGTTTTGCCATCAGATTTTATTAGTTTTTTATTTCTTCAATATTTTGTTGTTTTTCTTCTTCACTGTAGCCAGATAATGCACTTATTTTATTTGCTATATCTGTAATTTCACCAGCTAAAAACAACTTTTCATACATATCAAATGGAGTAGTTGCATTAAACTTTTTAAGTAAATTAGTATCTGCCAAATTTGGTTCTTTTATTCCTTCATTTAATGTAAGCATTTGCATTTTATATAAATCTATATTTTTACTTTTTCCCTTTATATTAATAGCTGTTGTTTGAATTTCAGAATATCTTTTAGCTGGAATAGATTTTAAGGTAAGTACAAATTTTTCTCCCAAAACTTTACTTAATCTTTCAACTTCATATTCTTCTGTTTTTTCCGCCAAGATTTCATCTACATCACTATTTAATAATACATCAACTAAACTCATTCTTCTTATCTCCTTTAAAAATAAAATAATTACAAATATATTAAGCGTTAGCAGTAACAGGCACTTCAAAGTCTGTAAAAGTAAAATCATAATCATCTTCTGTAAGTTTCTTGGCTTCCCAGTCCATAAGAGTGAGCTTATCGAAAGTGGCGTCTCTTATAATAACTTCTTCACGTCCCACTGCGTCTGGATCGTCTAATTTAACCCTAATTGTAACAACTGTTTGACGAGCATTGCGAATATTATCCGCCATTAAATTTATAAAATAAGAAGATACATGGTTCATTTTTACGTTTCCAGTACCTTCACAGCCTGTTACTTTATATTGTTTAAAATAAGTTTTTACTTGGTTTACTTCTTCTTTTATAAGCTTTATTTCTGCTTTAAAACCAGTTACTTCAGCCATGTATTTTCCATCAATCCAAATTTCTCCCTGCGTGCCACTCATTACACGCTGTGCAATAAATTTATCCATAAAAGTAAACTCCTTTTTTAAATATCAAATGGTAGTTCTATATCTTCCATAGCGTCGATAATCTTAATCTTACCTTTTAAAAATACTTTCTTTTTAGTATCTAATTGATTAATTTCATCATCGCTCATATCTGCAAGCTCATCTTTGGTATATAAACCATTTTGGAGCTGATAATTTTTAATTGCTTCTGTATCAAGCTCTACTACAGAATAATTAGCTTGTAAAAGACCTTCTTTTTCAAGTTCTTTAAGATATCCAGTTATTGCCATGATAAGCAGGCATTTATTATCATAGGTATTTGCATATTTACCTATATAGCTATCTTGCGCTGTAGTTCTAATATCATCATAAATCATATCCATAATGTCTACGATTTTAATAGTTTGATAGCCTTCTTGTTTTCCTTCTGTCGTGGTAACAAGACTATTTACTGCACGACTCATTTTATATTTTGTGCCATCATACCAAATAAAAAATTCACCATTATTAACTTTCTCATCGTTTTCATCAAGGTCGTATTTATCACAGTCGATAACCTCGGAAAGTGGCGCATATGTCGCACTTATAGTCATCGGTGTTCCGGCAATAAGTCCTGCGATACGTGCTGTATATTCTGCTGGTGTATACGTCTTTGTTGCTGTCTTGGTAGTTTTATTACTAAAATTAATAATCCCTTCATAGTCGCCATCATATCCAGGAAGTACAGCTTTTACTTTTTTATATTTATTTTCCCTATTGGTCTTAATCCATGTACCGACAGTTTCAAGCTGTTCTTCTTCAATAGTAGGTATTGCCAGATAATCCCAGCGTTCTGCTGCAATTTTCTTTAAAGATTCCTGCCATTTATCCGCTCCTGTTTTACCTTTAGCTTGTAAATAAACTTTAACTCGGTACGGTGCGGTTACATATCCAAGCAAGCACTTAGTAATATAATCCTTATTATTCTCACTAAGTTCGCTAGGAATATCATCTGTCGTATAAATAACAAATGGATTTTCAATAACTTCCTGTTTTTCTATATTTCCTGTTATTGCTTGTCCTGTAATAGCCTTACCACAAATAGCACTTGTATTTACAGTTAATTTATCAATAACTTCTTGTTCTTCTTCTAAAATAAGAAACACAATGCCACGTTAACTACGTTCAATTGCTGCAATGCCTGCTTCTTTAAAAGATATAATCACACTTGGCATTCCTAACTTTGCCATATTGCTTTCTCTCCTTCGTTTATTCTCATTTTTAATTGCATATCTTCCATGATTTCATGGTGTTTATGTGGTCTAATAATTCGTTCCAAATAATCCAGTCTTATTGTCGTCTGGATAATATCCTGTTCTTCCCCCACTCTGTCAATTAGAAATTCATTTATGTGCAGATATCGCTCTTTTACAGGTATTCCCCTTTGAAAAAGTGTCTGAAGCCTATCCATAACATCAGCATAATGGATTTCATTTTTATCGGCATTTCGTGGGAAATACGTTGCGATAATGGACAATCTTTTCTTTGTTATATTTTTTGTCTGTGGGATATTAGTACATAAACATTTAATAAAAAAACACGGTTTAGCGAAATCTTCTAAGATTTCATCACTATAAACCGTGCTTTTAAATTCTGCTTTTAACATTATGCCAATTTGATTTAAAATATCTATCTGTTTTACTACATTAGCCATCTAATTTATCTTTTACCCGCTTATATACACCTTTCCACATATATTCTTGTAAATCATCTTGCTGTTCATTTATAGTTTTTTGTAAAAAATGCTTTCCTTGTACAAAACCTTTTTCTTGTCCTTTCTTATCCACTATTTTATGACCACGATCAATAAGATGAAAATGTGGTGCTGTAGAATAAATATTGGCATGAATGTCCTTGCCATAGCCTTCAATTTTCTTTTTCCAACTTTTATTTAATTTCCCTTTATGGTCGTTTCCACTATCTGGACTATTTGTTTTTAAAGCCCTAACCATGCGATTAGCACCACGATTTAAAACAGTCTCAACATCATCTGGAAAATTCTTTTGCACCGTCTGCAATCTACCAATAAATTCTTCAAAACTAATTCCCATCACTAACACCTGATTTCTTTATGCTACACATTAATTCTAGTTTTATATGCGATTCATAAGGATCTATGACATTTTTTATTTCATATAGATTATTTCTATATTTAACTAACATAGAATTATCTATATTTTTTCGATAGCGAATAGTTATTTTACTTAAATCTTCGGTTTTTTCTTTGTATTGCTCATAATAAGCTCTACCTCTAAGAGGTTCAATTCTTGCCCATATTTTCAAAAATGGCATTAATTTTTTCTGCGTCAAATTATACGGTGTTTCAACATCTTCATATTTTAAAATTGTTACACGTTTATCTAATGTACCAATTTCTTCAATATTAATCATGATGTTTCACTTCCTAATGGTTTATAATACTGTGCCAGAGAAATATGCGTAATTATAGCTTCTATAGAGTGTGGTAGATTGTTTACATTGGTTTTTGTAGAAAAAACACTTCTATTTTCATACCAGTGTGCTACCAACATTTTAACAGCCAAGACAAAAAGCTGGCTGTTATCACTATACTTTTTTCCGGTAGTCTGCTCTAAATAATCAGTAGCAGCTTCGATTAAACTTCCTATGAGTTCATCATCTTCAGTTAAATCTTCATCAATTCGCAAATAATCTTTTGTTTGTTTTAGTGTAACAGCCATATTAAATTACTCCTTAACTAGCAGAATAAGTACCTGTAATAGAAGCTGTACTTTCATCATCAAGATGAGCTGTACCTGTAATAGTTCCGCCAGTGATAGTAAGTTCTATACTTGTTATCTTTGCACCAGTATCTCCTTTTGCTCCTGCTGTTCCTTGCTCACCTGTCTCCCCTTTTGGACCTTGCTGTCCAACATCACCTTTTTCACCTTTTTCTCCTTGAGGACCTTGTTCTCCGTCTTTTGGTTTATCAATATAAATTAATTTTCCATCTGCTCCACGAGCTAAAATTTGATTTTCAGTACCATCTACTTCTGGTTTATCTAATTTATCTTCAATTGCATTTTCATGTGTTTCAAGTGCAGTTTCAATTTTATTCATATTTTCAGCATTTACTGGAGTTTCATTATCTACCCAATTAGTTTTTGTATACATAATTATTTACCTCACTTTTATTTAACTTTCTTTTCCTAGTATTGTTTGCCCCACTATTGCCTTACCTACTATTGCAGGTGTGGGGCTATTACTCTCCCGCTTTCACCAATTTAACAAGGCTATCATAGATAATAGGTTTACCATCGCACACCATAATCATTTTGCGGATAATGTCATCAGTGTCATTATCTTCATAAGTTTTAATACCAATCTGGAAATTGGTATTAAGCGTATAATCGGCAAAATTATAAAGAAACGCAAATACTTTACCAGCACCTAAACTTTCATTAAAGGTATCAATATAGTTTGTAAGTTTTACCGTTCTACCAAGTAAAATACGTTCAGGTTTTCCGCCAATACCATAATTTACACGTGCAATAGGTTGTCCGTTTTTATCTACCATTCCTGCAAACTGCATAAAGGTTTTTTTAGTCATAACCCAAACCGCACCATTTTCATATTCCATAGGAAGTTCTGCTTCAGCATTTATAAGCGTCTGATAATCAAGTGCAGATACTTTAAGCTTCGCACCTTTGCTATCGTCTGTAAGAATACCTGTTGGTTGACCACTTCCTGTGCCAGAAATAATCGCCATTTCCAGTGCTTTTGCCATTGCTTCTACGATATTTTTAACAAGAGTTGTTTCAAAGGCACTATATGCCATATTTTCTGTTTCTAAAGTAACAGCTACAGCACAACGTAATTTAAAATGTCCAAAAGTAATTGTGCCACTAAGCGCTTTTTTCTGTTTATCAGAGCCAGCTCCTTCTGCTACCCATGTAGCTGTAGGTTTTACACTCGCTGTTGGAATTACCATACCTGTTTTATAAGCTGTACGTGTTACAAGTGGCAAAATCATACCGTATGCTTCAAGTTTTTCAATAATTTTATTGAGTGTAACTGGTGGAACTAATGCCCCAATATCTGTTGTAGCTGTTACTTCATCACTTCTAAATTCTTTAGGCAATCTTTCACCACGACAAACATAATTCATAAATGCCTGTCTATATTCTTCACTATCATAGATATTGGCTTTTACTGGTTTAGCTGTATTAGTTCTTGTTGTCATTGTACCCATACCATCAATAATTGTTTGACGTCTGCGAATTTCTTTTTCTTCTTCGTCAAGTTCTCGAAGTTCTTTTTCAATTTCATCAAAATTAATATTTTTATTAGTTTCATCAGCTAACAAAGAGCGAATTTCTTCTTTTCTTTGTAAAATTTCTTCTAATCGTTTATTCATATTTTTTCTCCTTATATCTAAAAATCAGCATAAAAAAAGCACGTTTAAACGTGCATTATAAATAAGTCATTAATAATAATTTTTTTCGTCTTTGCTTTTCTTGTAAATCCTTTTCTAGGTCCACAAAATATTCTTTACTTCGTGCCTGTATAGATGTTCCATCATATGCTGGAAAATCTACAACCGCCACATCATAAATTTTATCAAAAGCAGTTATTGTACGTGTATAAATCTTATTTTCTTTGTCAACTTCAGTTCGTTCACTTTTTACAGTAAAAGCAAAACTCATTTTGTTTAAATCACCACGTTTAATAAGTTTATATACATCTGTACCATTATTGGTATCAATAATATCAGCACTAATTCTAAGACCTTTATCATCAGTATTCATGGTTAATGTATTATTACTTGCTCTAGCGAGTATCATTGCTACATCGCCATGATTATACTTAAAGACAGTATCGCTCATATCTGCACCATTAAAAGCATTGCGGTCTATTACTTCCATATATTTCCAACCGCTCCACTCACTTTTCCATATTAATGCCCTTTGATTAAAAACTGCTGCATATCCTTCTACAAGTTGCTTATTTTCATCATCATTATTAGCTGGCTCTAGTAGTGCCATTCTCATTTCCATTTTCCCCATTATCTTCACCACCTTTCAATGAATTATCATTATTACCTGTTTGATATAAACTTTGGTCCTTAGCTTTTACAAAGTTTAAACTGATAAGACGTTCATCACCACCTTCAATACCAGCATAACCAAAGATTTCACGAATTTCATTGATTGTAAGTCCGCCAGTAGGAATAAGTGTTTCACAGATTTTAATTTTAGATGCTACAGACATAAAGTTTAATCTATTACTTTCTAATATTATTTCATTACCAAAGCCTCTTTCTCGTCTTGTAAAAATTTTATCTGTCATTTCTTGAGCCAGTTTAATTGCTACAGGTTCAAGTATTGATTCATAAAAAGCTATATACTCATCTTCTGTATATTTGCCCATAATAATATTTTCATTAATCCCGAAATGCTTATAAATATTGTCTCGAACATAATTCATCTGTTGACTGTTAAACGTAGTTACTTTAGTAGATAATTCATGAAATTCTACTTTATTATCTGTACTTGCCACACCAGAAGGATTATTTGTTGTATAGGTATTTACAAAATCATCATGAGCTTTTTTCATATCTTCAGGACGCATCGTTGTAAGCCATCTTAAATATCCTCGTAATGCCGTAAAACTCTTCACAGCATTAACGATAGATGCTTTAGCAGCCTTTAATGTAGATAAATCCTCAATCATTATTCTAGAATTGTCATCACCAAAAATTTCATCACGATTAAAATGACGTCTTATATGAATAATACTACTATATGGCACTACAGTTCGCTCACCGCCACCAAATGTAAAACGTGCATATAAATTATTCTCCCTATCCTCTAAGATTTCTAATAGTGGAAAATCTAAAGGATATAGCGCTTCTATTTTTTCAAGTGCCATATCCCATTTTATATAAATAAACGCATTATTATATGTGTAATATTGGGCAATAACCTTTTCAAGAAATTCACTCGCTGTCATTAGCTCATTCGGGTATGAACCGAGCAAATAATTAAGTCTATCATCAACCGTCTTAATGATTTTCCCGTTGTCTTTTATAACGTGTTTTGGGCGCATTTTACCAAAATGTCTTGCAATAGTATCTATACAGTCCCGCACTGTTGCATCGTCATATGCGTTACCACTAAAAGGAGTATAAGCATTTGTATATCCATTCAACAATTTCAGAGCTGTAACATCTTTATATTCTTTTTCTTTGCCAAAAACCTTATTGAATAAACTTCTAAACTGCAACTCTTCACCACCTTTTAAATAATATTCATATAATCATCTTTGTTTCTCTCATATACTACATATGCATCAAGTAGACTTGCAAAACCATCAATGCGTTGTCTTGGATTTTGTAATTTACATGGCTGGATATTTCCATTTTTATCCATGTCTACACTAACATTTGCCATGCACCATTTAAGCACAGGATTATTATTGTAATTTATAAGTTTAGCTTCTAAATCTGCCCCTAATGCTTTCATTGGACCAGATAAAGTCTTTTTACCTTGTATTACTGGCTCCATTGTTGGCTCACCAAAAGTATTTATCATATCTTGTACAAAATATTTTGCAGACCAACTATCATAGCCACATTTAAATAAATATATATCTTTTTCATTCTGCATTTCTTCAAACCATTCAACAATAAGTCTATAGTCAATACTGTTTCCTGGACTCACTCTCACAAATCCACGTTTTAACCAAATATCATAAGGTACTTTGTCCTCATTTACTCGCTTTTCAAGTAATTCTTCTGGTATCCAATACATCTGCTCTACATAAAAACGCTTTTCATCTTCTAGCGTTTTAAAAAGCATAGTTGCACATGTTAAATCAGTTGTAGCAGATAAGTCTATGCCACCAATACCATAACGTGGTTTTAAAATTCCGATATCAAACGTTGCTTCATTATTTAGCTGCTCAAACGTCAAGAAAGCTTCTGTTGCAGTTTCTCGCACATTAAAATCCTTACACAACAAGTTTTTAACATAATGTGGATTAGCTTTGGCACGATTTACTTTATCTTCAAGCTGTTCTCGACTTTTAATCGTACCAAGTGCTGGATTTGCTTTTGCCCAGCAGGTCGGTTTTGTCCATTCACCGCGCTTATCTAGTTCATAAATTACTGGCAGAATAGTTTCATCTTTATAGCCGTTTTCATCATCGTAACCGGCTATAATATTCGTCGCTTCCTCATATTTAAGGTCAAATATGCCCTCTCTTATCGTTCCTGCTGTAGATGTAATAATAGATAATGGCTGTTCACGTGCCGTCATACCGTCGATTACTACATCATAAAGATTTTTATCTTTGATAGCATGTAATTCATCAATTAAAGCACCATGGACATTAAGACCATCTAAACTATCGCTATCACTTGCCAGTGCCTTAAATGTTCCATCATTAAAATTACACTGTATTTCAGACACTAATGATTTAGAGCGTTTAGCTAATGATGGTGATTTTTTTACCATTCTTTTAGATTCTAACCATATTATTTTTGCTTGGTCTCTTTTTGTCGCTACACTATAAATTTCAGGACCTGCTTCACCATCAGCAAATAACAAATAAAGACCTATTCCACTGGATAATGTAGACTTACCATTTTTACGAGCTACGATTAAAATTAATTCTCGATATTGTCTAAGTCCTGTATTTTTATCTACAAAACCAAACAGTGCCGAAAGTATAGCTTTTTGCCACACTTCCAATATAACAGGCTTACCAGCCCATTTACCTTTAGAGTGTTTGCAATATCGTTCAATGAAATCTATGGCATGATTGGCTCTTTGTTCATCAAAAATATAACGACCATTGTTATCATCAAGCTTATCATGTAAATGCTTAAATAATTTCGCTACTTTTTCTGAAACTACTACATCACCATTGTTTATCTTTCCATAGTAAACCTCAATATAATTCATATAATCACTACTTTTTCAATGTACCAACAAAAGCTTCAAAACCATCATCAACATCATCAGAAGTTTTTTGTGGCATACAAGATAGCAACGTTCGGATCAATGAATTATAATTTTTTAAAGCTGTAGAATATGCTTTACTAGCAGTAGACTCTTTTGTGCCGTATTGGTCTTTTCCATTGCAATATTCCTCGATAAAACCATCTTTATCGAGGTTTTTTTGCAGATTATCAAGCCTAAATTCTAGGTCAATAGCAAAATCAATTGTTCTTTCAACTATTGCCATTTTATCATCATCAATATTTTTAAAAGCCTCTCTATATTGCGCCAATCTTCGCTTTTTCAAAGTTTTTTCACTTACTTTTGACACAAAAATACATCTCCTTTCTAGTAAATTTTCTGAAAAATAGACCACACCCCTCTCGGCGATATCGTGTATTTTATACGAACGTGGACCCTCCGGTCTAGGAAATTATCAGATAATTTATTGTATATGGGGGTGTAGTTAATCATTTTAATTATTCTTTGGTTCATCAATACCAATTAGATTACCATTGTCATCAAAGAGCATTCGCCTTCGCTCCTTACTATGTATCTTGTTATGACATTCAATACATAGCAGCATAAGGTTATCCCAACCACAAGTAATATAAGGATCGTCAATGTTCTTTGGTGTAAGTGGTACTTTGTGATGAACAATATAACGCTGATCATCATCAATCTTTTCACTTGTTTGATTATGACACATCTCACAAATAAAAAGCTTAGACTGTGCAAAAGCTTTAGCACACTTCCGCCATCTTGTACTGTTATAAAACTTCCTTGCAAAC